ATTGGTTGGCTAGGACTGCCGTCAGATCCAGCTGTGTTAGGACCAAGATATTTGTGTATCAAAACATCAGTACCGCCAACTTGGAACATTTCCCAAATATTGCGATCTATGAACTTATAATCGTTGCCCTTTTGTGGGCGATAAAGGCTTAAACGTGGCATAATTGTATTTACCGTAAGAATAAATAGCTATATGAGCCAAGTTGACCAAGCTAGACAGGAAGTCTATAACTACTGCAAAACCATGTTAGGCGATGGTATGATTGATGTTGAGTTAGATCCTCAACATTATCAGACAGCAGTAGACCGCGCTTTAGCTGTTTTTAGACAGCGTAGCGATAACGCCTACGAAGAAAGTTTTGCATTTTTAACTATACAGAACGAACAAAACGAATATATCTTACCAAAAGAAATTCAACAGGTAAGACAAATTTACAGACGTAGCATTGGTAGCAGAACGGGCAGCGGCTCCGGCGGCACAGTATTTGAACCTTTTAATTTAGCCTATACTAACACTTACCTACTAAGTTCTACTAACATGGGGGGATTGTTAACCTATGAACTGTTTGCAGGTTATCAAGAGTTAGTGGGTAAAATGTTTGGTAGCTTTATAAACTTTCACTGGAATCCTCAGGCGCATAAACTTACGATTCATCAACGTCCTCGTAGCGACGAAGAAGTAATGCTTTGGGTATACAACGTTAAACCAGACTTTGCCATAATTAACGATGTATACGCCGGCCAATGGATCAAAGATTATAGTCTAGCCAATTGTAAAATGATGCTAGGCCAGGCCCGCGAAAAGTTTGCTCAAATTGCAGGTCCGCAAGGTGGAAGTTCACTTAACGGTGCTGCGCTCAAAACAGAAGCTCAGGCTGAAATGGAAAAACTAACTGATGATTTAATGAAGTTAGTACCAGGCGGCCAGGGATATACATTTATAATAGGTTGACCTAAATCATAATTTGTCATAAACTTTACTAAACGTAAAGGATAAATTATGATCATTGGCATTTGCGGGTGGATAGGCAGCGGCAAAGATACTGTAGCAGATTACCTAGTAAATTTTCACGAATTCCGTAGAGAAAGTTTTGCCGGACCGCTTAAGGATGCCGTATCAGCAGTTTTTAATTGGGATAGAACGCTGTTAGAAGGGCGAACTAAAGAAGCTCGCGAATGGCGAGAGCAGGTAGATCCTTGGTGGGCAGAACGTTTGGCTATGCCCACCCTCACTCCTCGTTGGGTACTTCAATATTGGGGCACAGAAGTTTGTCGTAAAACTTTTCACGACGATATCTGGATCGCCAGCGTGGAAAATAAACTGCGCAACACAAAGGATAATGTAGTCATATCCGATTGCAGATTCCCCAATGAAATTGCTTCTATCAAACGATCAGGTGGAAAGATAGTATGGGTTCAGCGGGGAGATCATCCTAATTGGTTTGAACACGCTGTATTGGCCAACGAGGGCAACAATGCTGCTATTAACGCTATGAAAAAACTAGGCATACACGCCAGTGAATGGGCTTGGGTAGGTAGTGACTTTGATGCAATTATAGAAAATAATCAGTCTATTGACGATCTATACAATAAAATAGAGTCTTTAGTAATCAGCAACTAGATCTCCTTGCTTCCAAGTAACTCCTTCTTTAGCCAGTACTTGAGCACAATTAGAACAAACTGTTTTTAAATTAACGTGGCGGCAATTATCTAGATTTCCGTCTACATGAAATACTCTAAATACTTCCTTGTGCGGACTGCGAAATCCGCATTTGTCACAGGAATTCTTAGCCTTGTACCCAGCTCGTTGCCATCTGGGTATACCATAGTACAATCCGTGTGCTAGGCAAATCTCACAGAGACTTCTGTAATAAGTTTTATTTTTTTTCTTGTAATTTATTGCTCGTGGTCGTTGCCCACATCTACAAAGCGGCCTCATACAAATATTTACACCTTTTTGACCCCTTTTCTCGCTACCGTAAAGCACCGTTTTTAATGTTTCTCGCTAAATATTAATACATTGATTAACACCAGGAGAACATCCAATGGCACTAACATCACCAGGCGTAGAAGTTACAGTAATTGACGAGAGTTTTTATACACCAGCTGAACCTGGTACAACTCCTCTTATTGTAGTTGCAACAGCCGAGAATAAATTAAACGGAGCTGGCACAGCCACAGCTTCAGGAACAACTCTTGCTAATGCAGGCAGAGTATTTAAAGTCACAAGTCAACGTGAACTTGTTGATCTATTTGGAGTACCTTTCTTTGAAAAGACTGCCAGCGCAAGTCCAGTACACGGCGGCGAACGCAACGAGTACGGTCTACTAGCAGCTTACAGCTATCTTGGTGTTTCAAATGCAGCATTTATTTTACGTGCTAATATTGATCTAAACGAACTAGAAGGATCAACATCAACCCCGGGAGCCGAACCAAGCAACGGACAGTGGTGGTTCGACGTTCAATCCAGCAGATGGGGTATCTTTGAGTGGGATTCTGCTGCTGTTGCAGACGGCGGTCAAAAATTCACTAACAAAGTTCCTTTAATTTTAACCGACGATGATACAGCTAATGTAGATTCAGTAACCTACGGTTTGACAGGTTACACATATGACGGTGCGCCAAAAGGATCGGTGGGTAGCATTGGTGACTACGCAGTTGTTTGGAGAACAGTCAAAGAAGACGGCAGTTTTGCTGCTGATAAAGAATTTGCTAGACTATGGTACAAGAGTGCAGGTAACTCAACAGCAGGTATTAGTGCAGGAAGTTGGGTCCTAGTTGGTTCTCCTGAGTGGGCAGCAAGTCATCCTACAGCATTTAGCTCGGCAGCGGTAGCATCGCTTACACCTGGAGAGAGTTTCACAGTCAACGGAGTATCTGTAACTGTTGCAAGCACACTTGCTCTTACAGTTACTAACTTTAATGCTGCTTTAGCTAATAGTGGTATTACTGCTGTTGCTAAAAATAACAGAATGTATATCTTCAGTGACGGTACTTCAACTGCTGAAGGCGGCGACTCTTCTGCAACAGCAGGTGGTACTGGTTCAGTTATTCTTGCAAACAATTCAGGTACACCATTAACTGCATTACAGTTAACTGCAGGAACATACATGTGTCCTGCTCTTGCCCAACAAGCCCACTTTACAGTTCCTTTGTTTAAGAGAACAGACTTTAGCACAACTGTAAATGGTAGACCAACTGGTTCTCTATGGCTAAAGACTACAGAACCAAGCAATGGTGCAAGACTAAGATTAAAAAGATACAATGCTTCTACAACAACATGGGTAGCCAACGATGCTAACCTATATGCAAGTACACACGATGCATTGTACAACTTAGACAGATCAGGTGGCGGCTCAAATCTAAGCGCCGATCAAGTATTCGTTCAATACAACGCATTAGAACACCAAGGTTCTTATGATGCAACTACAGGACATAATGTACTCTTTGGTGCCCTTGACCAAACATTGGCCAATGCAAGTTATCGTGCTTGGATTAGAAAGTCAGGACCCGAAACTGAAGTTAAATCAATTATCATTGAATCTGGAACATTAACAGCTGGTGCGGTCACATTTACTATTAGACAAAGTATCGTAGCTGATATGGATCTAAGTGCAGCATCTACTGTTTCAGTAACTTTAAACGGCGATGCAGATGACGCAACATTACTTGCAGCAGCCATTAACGCATTGTCGTTTGATGATTCAAACGGTGATGAGATTACAAATAATGTTGTTGCTAGCGTGACAACAAATAATGAACTAGTAATCAAGCACAAGAAAGGTGGCGACATTAGATTAAAGATTGGTACTGGATCTCCTTTAGACGAACTTTTCACAGTTTATAATCTAAATGACGGTACAGGAAACTTAAATTATTACGGATTAACACCAGCAGTTGGTGGCGTAACCGACGGTGCAGAAGATGATTATTTAATAAGCTTATGGCAACCAATGGTTGTTGAAGGCTTTGACGTAAGCACTGACACACCTCTAAACGAGCCAGCCAACAATCAATTGTGGTATAATCCAAGCTTTGGCGATGTAGACATTATGATTCACAATGGATCAACATGGGTAGGTTACTTGGATTCAACTAGTCCTTTCTACAGCGCAACTGAAAGTTTAAAAACAGACCCAAATGGTCCTATTGTAAGCGCCACAATGCCTGAAGAGCAGAGTGATGCTACACCATTACGCAATGGCGACCTTTGGATCAGCACAGCTGATTTAGAAAACTTCCCAACTATCTATAAGTTTAATCCAGATGCAGGCACAGTTCTAGCAGACAGATGGGTACTTGTAGATAAGACAGATCAGGTCAGCGAAGACGGAGTATTGTTTGCCGATGCTCGCGCTGGCACAAGCGGCGGCACAGCAACTACAGCTCCAACCGGAACAATCAAAGAAATGCTAACCAGCAATTTCCTAGATCCCGATGCTCCAGATCCCGATTTATATCCAAAGGGCATGTTACTATACAATCTACGTAGAAGCGGTGGCAACGTTAAAAAGTATCAAAACAATTACATTGATCTAACTGCTGACAATACACGTATGCCCGGCGAGCCTCCAATGACCAGTTACTGGCCAGATCGCTGGACTACAGCAAGTCCAAATAATGAAGATGGCAGTGGTAGCTTTGGACGTAAAGCTCAGCGTTCTACTGTAGTTGCTGCTCTAAAAGCAGTAACAGACACTAGCGAGGAAGCTCGAGACGAAGAACGTCGCAACTTTAACTTAATTGCTTGCCCAGGTTACCCTGAGCTACTAAGCAACTTAATTAACCTAAACTTAGATCGTAAGGTAACTGCTTTCGTAGTTGGTGACACACCACTAAGATTAAGAGCAGATGCAACAAGTCTAACAACTTGGGGAACTAATGCTAATCTTGCAACAGACAACGGCGATGCCGGTATAGTAACTTACGACGAATACTGTGCTGTGTACTATCCAAACGGATTTACAACTGACCTTACTGGTGCTAATGCTGTTGTTCCAGCAAGCCATATGATGCTAAGAACCATTGCTTTAAGCGACCAGGTATCTTATCCATGGTTTGCTCCAGCAGGTACACGCCGTGGCGGTATCACTAATGCTACATCAGTAGGTTATATTGATGTAAGCACTGGCGAATTCAACGTAGTAGCTTTGAATAACGGACAACGCGATACTTTATACGACCTAAAGATTAATCCAATTCCATTCTTTGTTGGAGTAGGACTAGTAGCATACGGTCAAAAGACTCGTGCAAGAAATGCTAGCTCATTAGACAGAATTAATGTGGCACGTTTAGTAGTTTACCTACGCAGCCAGTTAACTAAACTAGCTCGTCCATATGTATTTGAACCAAATGATCAAATTACAAGAGACGAAATTAAGCAAGCAGTAGAAAGCTTGTTGTTAGAACTAGTTGGATTGAGAGCTATCTATGACTTCGCTGTGGTTTGTGACGAAAGTAACAACACACCGGCTAGAATTGATCGCAATGAACTATATGTAGACGTAGCAATTGAGCCAACTAAGGCCGTTGAGTTTATCTACATACCATTGAGACTCAAGAATACTGGCGAAATTTAATTGATAAATATTATTATCGGAGTATAAGACATGCCAATTACAACACTAACAAATCACAGTATTAACCCAGCTGGTGCAGGTTCAAACACTGGTATGTTAATGCCAAAGTTAAAGTATCGTTTCCGCGTAACACTACTAGGATTTGGTACTTCGGCTAGCACAGAACTTACTAAACAGGTAAGTGATGTAACAAGACCAAAAGTAAGCTTTGAAGAAATCCCAATCGAGATTTATAACTCAAAGATTAAACTAGCAGGAAAATATACCTGGGAACCTATTACACTAAACATTAGAGACGATGTAAGCAGTAACGTAATTAAATTAGTCGGTCAACAGATCCAGAAACAATTTGATTTCCATGAGCAGGCAAGTGCTCGTGCTGGTGCTGATTACAAATTTACTACACGTATTGAAGTACTGGATGGTGGTAACGGAGCGGTAAGTCCTCAGGTTCTCGAAACATGGCAACTATATGGTTGTTTCTTACAGAACACAGACTACGGTGACCTAAACTATGCAACTAACGAAGCTGCAACTGCAGCATTAACGATTGTATATGATAGTGCAGACAATACTCCAAGCGCAGTTGGTGTAGTTGGTATAGGCACAGCCGGCGCAACAAGACCAACAGAAGTTGGAGGCTTGATTTCAGGCTCGGCTGGTATCTAATAAAAAACTTTATAAGTTTAAAAACCCGGATTTACTCCGGGTTTTTTTATGGCTAAATATTTGTATGGCCAATAAGTTTACTCGTTTTATCAACAGCCTTCCCGGCGGTCCAAAGGGTGTCGTAAGTAATTTTCGTCACGCCGAACGGATTTTTGTAGACAACTATTACAGATTATCACCTAGAACCAAATTTCTTTATTATGTGGTTTTAAGGGGAGCTGATAAAGAAGTATCGCTATTAGTTAAATCTGCTGATCTTCCAAAATATTCATTTCAAAGTGTTACAAAAAATGTTTATAATAGAACCAAACATGTCTATAAAATGATGAACTATGAACCTTTGACATTTACCTTTCACGACGACAACGAAGGTTTAGTAAATCAAATGTGGAACGAGTATTACAGCTATTACAGCGACGATCCAGGCGGCAGTCAAGGTAATCATCCTAACGGTCTTGACAAATATTTTAGTAGTTACGGCATGGGATTTCCAACCGACGAAAATTATTTTAAGAAAATTAGTCTTTATACGATGAGTAGACAACGTTTTAACGGCTACGAACTTATTGCCCCTAGAATAAAAACTTGGAATCATACTAATTTAGATTATACCTCTAATGAACCAGCTGATCATACTATGACTATAGATTACGAAGCTGTAGTGTATAGTACTGGTCGTGTTACCTATGGTAGTCCGGATGGGTTTGCAACTCTTTCATACGATGTCGTCCCTAGCCCAAATACAGTTGGCGGAGGAGGTTTAAGAGGATTAGCAAATGCATTAGGTGCCGGTGTCGTGGGTGACATTGAATCAATATTTGGACCAATATCTAAAGACAGAATTAAAAAACGCCCCGGAGAATTTATTTCGGCTGCTATAAAATCTGTGAACACCTATAGAAATTTAACTCCCGGAGGAAGAGATCCCCTTAGCGGTATTGTAGGAGAATTAAAAAATCCAAATGTGCAGTCAAGTATTGCTAACGCAATAGGTGGAGTCATAGGTGCTAAATTTCCTAAAGTTGGAAACGCACTTGGTGCAGCCGCTGCTACAGCAGCCGTAGGTAAATTATTACAAGCTCCTTCGTCGGTCAAATCTTTCGCACAATCGTCGGGCAACGCTAAAAAGCCACCTAAATTTCCATGAGCACCACTCCATTAATTAATTTACCGCCGGCTACTAAAGAAGATAGTGCGGCTAAAACTAAACTATTCTTTGATACCTACGGACAAAATCCTTTAGAATTTTCAGCCGATGAAGTAAACTATAGTGTAGGTTATTTTCTAAGTAAGGGATTTGCAGAAGATGCCGCACAGGCAACTGCTTCTGTATTACTTAGACAGGCAAGAATAGATGGTGTTAAAGTTTTTGAAATTATAGATCAATTTAAAGAATTAGATGGATTACAATTAGGTAATGTTGTTGCTGAAATACTTAATAGATATCGCCCTAATACATCTACTCTTGGATTTAGAGAGACACTAGTATCTAAACCAAATCAAACAAGAAATATTCGACCATAATGGCAAAATTTGCTCAGGGAAAATTTGAAATGAAAAACCCTGACAAATATGTAGGGAAGAAAATACCTTTGGCTCGTAGTTCTTGGGAATTCATTTTTATGCGTATGCTTGATGAGCATCCGGGTGTTCAAAATTGGGCTAGCGAAAGTATACAGATACCTTATAGAGATCCTCTTACCGGTAGACAAACTATATATGTTCCAGATTTCTTTATTGTTTATGTAGATAAAAATCAAGGTAAACATGCTGAAGTAGTGGAAGTAAAACCAAGTAATCAAACCCTTAGAGAAGCGGTCGGTAAAAGTCGATACAATCAAGAACAGTACGTCCGTAATCTTGCCAAATGGGAAGCAGCCAATGCCTGGTGTAAACAACAAGGCATACGTTTTAGAGTAGTTAACGAATCTGACATTTTTCACACCGGAGCCAAGCGTAGATAAGTATTTCTATGTTTTTAATAGAGAAAAAGAATCTTGGTAATTTTCCTTTGGTGGAAGGAAAAATCCTACCTGATCACCTAGATCAAGTTTATTGGGAGATACTCAACCAGCGCCATGAAATATATCAAGGTTGTTTGGATGATCCAGATTTTGATTATATCGATGCTGTTTGGTCATCTCTAAATTACAATGCTGTTGATAAATTTCCAAAACTTGATTTTTTACTGCCTGCTCTTAAAGAAAGTCTACAATTATTAAATGATGATATAGATCAATATTTTTTAAAGAGTTGGATAAACATATGGCCAGAAGGACAAAGCATAGGTTACCATACACATTATGGTACATGGCACGGATATTATGTTATAAAAGACACAGGGACAACAACTTATTATTTTCCCAACGGATCAAAAGAACCTGTGGGTCTTGAAAATTTCGATGGACATTTTGTCTGCACAAGCTCTAAAGTTCCTCATTTAGCACAAGTTAACAAGAGTAAAACAATTAGAATGAGTCTCGGTTTTAATATTGCTACCTGGGACGAAATTTTAAGAGAAGAACGTAATAGTGTTGATTTGCCCAACATTAAAATTCGTGAATCTACAAGAGCTTTACGCGATTATTTTCATGATTAATAAAATTGGAGAGGTTGATTCATCTGTATTGCTAAAAGAATATTTAAAATTAGAATCTAAGATTTTTTGGCAAAACAATATGGATAACGAGTTTAATGTAGGACTTTATAGATACGACCAAAAAATATATTTTGGCCAAAATAAAACTCATAAAGAAAGTGCTTGGGCTTATTGTTCAGCAGACAATACTTCTTATGTAGAAACTGTTTTTGAAAGCATTAAAGAAAATTTCAATCTAAAAAGGATTAGGTTCATGTGGCTTAAATATAATAGCTGTTATGAATTTCATTTAGATCCTTTTGAAAATATACATATACCTATTATAACTAATCAAGAATGTTATTTTCTTTTCAAAAATGGGTATTTAGAACATTTAAAAACCGGTTCAGTATATTTGGTAAACACTAAACTAGAACATACAGTAATAAATGGTGGAGCTAGTTGGAGATTACATCTAGTAGGAAATACGTAAATTGGAAATTATATGACTAAGAAATTAGAAGAATTGTTTAATTTAGAGGAAAAGGACAAAGCTCATGTGCCTAAAGCACTAAATGAAGAGATTGTTCAAAAAGCCAGAGAAGTTAAAAGTCTAGATGAATCTATGCAAGCAGTGAACCAAATTACTCAAAGCTTGCCACATATCAATGAGTTGAACGATCTAAACGATCAAGAATTAGACGCTCTAGCTGTAAAAGCGGAAAAAGCTTATGACGACTTAATGGATCTTGGCATGAATGTCGAAGTGCGTTATAGCGGACGTATTTTTGAAGTGGCCGCTAGCATGATGGGACATGCTATTACCGCTAAATCTAATAAAATTGAAAAGAAGTTAAAGGCCGTAGATTTGCAGTTGAAAAAGCTTAAAATTGATAACGATGCAGGTGTAGATCCTAATAATGTTATTAACGGACAGGGCTATGTTATTACAGATAGAAACGAGCTCCTGAAAAAACTGGGAGGAAAGGTATAAATATAGCTATGAAGACTCTAAAAGAATATCTTGCTGAAAGCAAGAAAGTATATAACTTTAAAATTAAGGTTGCTGGAGATTTGCCAGAATCTTTTCAGGATAATTTAAAGCAATCCTTAGACCGCTGTAAAGTTGTAAAACTAGAAAAAATTAAAAGCACCCCAATACAAGCACTACCTCTAGATTTTCCTACTATGAAAAACGTAGAGGTCCACATGTTTGAAGTTATTTGTGAGTATCCTATTACAGCACCCGAAATAGCAAGTGATGTTAAGTCTTTAGGCTTACGCGAAGAATGTTTTAGGGTTAGAGGCAGTAGTGAGCCTAGCGAAATTGATCAGGAAACCAAGGGGGAAATTCTTAATCCTGAAGGATTATTGAATGATAGTCAGTACAAAGAATCAGCAAACGCAAAACATAAAGATTATTTTGGAGACGATTTTAACAAGGCATTTCTAAAAGACTTAGAAAAATCAGCAAAACAACGTAAAAAAGATCAAACAGGGCCAACTGAATACAAGCTGCCCAAGGCCAAGGAAGATAAAATAGGTCTTAAAAGCGCCGTGGGGAGTAAGTAAATGAATTTTCATGAATTGTTAAATAGAATGCGTCAGCTCGACGCACCAGCAGATGCAGTAGTAGAAAAGGATGTTGGAGAATGTGGTCCAGCAATGGCTTCGCCAAGCCCGATGATGCCAAAGCCAGATACACCACCGCCAAGCCTAAGTATTAATATGAATGCACAGGGTATGGATGATATCGCAGATATTATGAAGTTAATTGCCAAGGTAAATCCAGACATGGAAACGCCGCCAGTAGCTTCGATTGGAATGGCTCCAAGTGTAACCGATATTAAACCTGCACTTCCACCTCTAAAGATGTTACCGGATTTAGACAGTGAACCTCACTCTGAACCAGATGCAGACAATTTTGGTGGCCCAAGTGATATGGATGCTGATAACATGCCTGGCGGAATGGACGGTGTAAGTAAAGCACAAGGTGATCAAGACAACGACGGTGATCATGATATGGATGATCATGATATGGAACCAAAAGATGACGATAAGGATGCTAAGGACGACGAAAAGAAAGAATGGGCTAACGATCCTGATCCTGAATTAAAAGATACAGACTATATGGTCAACAAGTTAGCGGGTGGCCTGAATCGTCCACAAAAAATGACACCGCATGGCTATCGTAATGGGGACAATCCATTAGCTATGGAAGGTGATGAGTTACGTGCGTACATTAAATCAGAACTACAACGTAGATTAAACGAAGCCAAAAACAAATAATTAGTAAAATCAAATAGGCCCTGCGGGGCCTATTTTTTTGGTTAAATAATTGCATGGGAAAAAGTCTTGACGGCGTATTGATTAAAAAAGCTCATGCGCCACAACGTTATACTCTAGAAGAGGTTAAGCATCTAGAGGCTTGCATGGATCCATTAACGGGTCCATTATATTTCTGCAGAAATTTTTTAAAAATACAACATCCTGTTAAAGGCTCTATTCCTTTTGAGCCTTATGGCTACCAGGTAGGATTAATTGAGTCCTACACAAAACACAAACAATGCGTAGCTATGTTACCTCGACAGATGGGAAAAACTACTTGTGCAGTAGGTTATCTACTATGGTACACACAATTTGTGTCTGATGCACAAGTATTGATTGCTGCGCACAAATATGATGGTGCTAAAGATATCATGGATCGATATCGTTTTGCTTATGAAAACCTTCCAGACTTTATTCGTGCAGGTGTCATAACCTATAATAGAAACACAATTGAATACGACAACGGAGCTAGGATACAAGCCACAACAACTACGGAAAATACCGGTCGTGGTAAATCACTATCTTTAATTTACTGTGACGAGTTTGCGTTTGTCCAACCCCCAGAAAAAGCTAAGGAATTTTGGACAGCATTATCTCCAACTTTGGCCACAGGTGGTAAGTGTATTATTACCAGCACACCAAACTCGGACGAAGATCAGTTTGCTTTAATTTGGACAGAAGCCAATAAGAAATTTGATGAATACGGTAACGAAGCTGAACTCGGACAAAATGGCTTCTTTCCTTATTTTGCTCATTGGTCAGAACACCCAGATCGAGATGAGAATTGGGCCCGAGTAGAACAAGCCAAAATAGGTGAGGAGAGATTTCGTAGAGAATTTGAATGCGAATTCTTAATTTTTGACGAAACTCTAATTAATTCAGTTAAGCTAGCTGAATTAGAAGGTAGAGATCCCGTAATGACCATGGGACAAACACGTTGGTATAAAGAAATTGATCCTCGCTGCACTTATTTGGTGGCATTAGATCCTAGCTTAGGTACAGGCGGAGATTATGGGGCAATACAAATTTTTGAAATGCCTAGCATGACTCAAGTTGGGGAATGGAGGCATAATTTAACTCCCGTACAATCACAAGTTAAAATTATGCGTGAAATATTAAGATATATTCATGATAGAGGACAAGAACACGGTGCGGCTCCTCAAATCTATTACAGCGTTGAAAATAATACATTAGGTGAAGCTGCACTAGTAGTAATTAATAATATAGGCGAAGAAAACTTTCCAGGTTTATTTTTAAGCGAACCAATACGTAAAGGCCATATCCGCAAGTTCCGTAAAGGCTTCAATACTACTCATAGAACTAAAATATCTGCTTGCAGTCAACTAAAATATATGTTGGAGCAGAAAAAAATGACAATAAGCAGCAAGCCATTGATAAGCGAATTAAAAACATTTGTGGCTAACGGCGTAGGGTTTGGCGCAAAAACAGGAGAACACGACGACCTTGTTTCTAGTTGTTTATTAATCATTCGTATGGCGGGCATCCTAAGCGATTGGGATCCAAAAATCTACGAAAAAATGACCGAAAAGCTTACTGAAGACCAACTGCCTATGCCTATATTTGTAAGCAGTGGATATTGATAAATATAACTATGGATGCTACCAACAATATTGCAACTGATTTATTCTACAAAATTCGCAGTAGATTCACCGGGTTAAAACTGGGTGATGCCAACGGCGCTATTACTATTAATCCAGAAAGCGCACGTTTTTTTGACTTTGATTATAAAGACGGAGAAACTGATATTGGTCATGTTAGCATCAGTTTGGCAGAAAATAACAGTATTAAAGTTTATTTTAGTACAGGCATTACAGAATCGATGAATCCGTTACAAAAACAAAACTGGTACGGATTTCTAAAAGAATTACGATTATTTGCTAAACGCAGATTGATGAGTTTTGACACTAGGGACATTGCCAAAGATAATCTAGATCAACGTGATTACGCATTCCTTAGCCAACATAATAAACCGCAAGCACAACCAAATCAAATTATAAAACCCGTTGGAGAAAGTATTATGAGCGAAAGCGCAATGTATGGTAGCAAAAATGTCAGCTTCCAAAAATTGATGGACACCCGCTTAATTATTAAGCACAGCAAATCAATCATGGATGATACAAATCCAGGTGCAAGAACAAGAAATATTTCAGCTTTGTTTGTCGAAAATCAAGATGGTGAACGATTCAAATATCCATTTATTCATTTAGCCGGTGCTCGTGCTATGCAACGTCACGTTGCTAATGGCGGTTTACCTTACGACGAGATTGGAAAGAGCATTGTAGGCATGAGTGAAGAAATCGCTCAATTAAAAAGTTTTGAATCATATGTTGTTCGCAACGATTTAATGAACGCAGTTAACAACGGTATAGTTGAAAAAAGCTCAAAATATCTAAACAAGTTAAGAGAAACTGTTAAGAGTTTGGCCAAACAAAGTCATTACGAAAATTATAAAACAAATTTTAAACCGATGGAAACATCAGAAGTACCGCAAGAAGTCATAGAACAATTCACTGACCAATTTACAGTGAGAAATTTTAAAGAAGATGTAAAATCAGTATTTCCAACATTATACAAATTAATGAGAGAAGATGAAATAGGCTATGACGACATAGTCGAAATGACACAGCCAATGGAAACAGAACAAGCAGAAACAAACCTAGCAGATCCATTTATAAAATTTGAACAATGGGCAATGAGACTAGGCGAAGAAAATTCAATCACTAGCGAAGATGCTGAAGAGAAATCACAGGCAATTAAAGAATTACAAGAACTAGTTGGTCAACATTTTCCTGCAGGAGTAGATGGTAGCAATGCTATCGAAAGCCTTAAGGGAATTATTGACGATCCTCAACTATTCATGCAAATTAAAGAAGCAAGTAAGCAAGATCCAGATACCTGTGTTAGAGGCATCGTAAAAGATTGGTTAGAATCTAATGCACCAGACACACTAGAACAATTAGATTTTGGAGACTTCCAAGAAGAACCAGACGGTGGAGAGATGCCTCCGCAAGAACAGAACACTTCAGGCGGAGCAGACAGTTCACCGTTAAGTCAAGATAACACAGATGAAAAGTTTGACAAAGAAATGGATCGTAGATTGAATGTAGGTGCTTTAGCAGAATTCCTACACAGCTTCTACGATCGTGAAACAGGCACATTCCCTAAAGGTCCAGAAGGTGTTGCTATTATGGTAGGCAAAAAATTTGGTGAACAGGCAGAAATGGTTGCTCGCAAAATGATCGAAAGAATGGCCCCAACTCAACAAGATCCTACTATGATGGAATTGAGTAGGATTAAAGAGTTAGTTAAATTTTAATTTGAGCATATCAAAGTCAACGAAATAGTTTCATTAGGCGTTATATATTATACGCAGGCACTAAGTCTGCGTATAACCTAAAAAGGAAATTAAAATGAAACTAGTTGCAACTTTAATCGCAAGCATGTTCGCAGTTAGCGCATTTGCCGCTGACCCTGCTAAGAAAGAAGAAAAGAAACCAGAAGCCAAACCAGCTGCAACAGCACCTGTTGCTCCAGCACCGTCAACTAAGCCTGCTGATAAAAAGGCCGAGCCTGCAAAAAGCGAGGCAGCAAAGCCTGCTGCTAAAGCCGAGGATAAAAAAGCCGAAGCTGCTAAGAAGTAATCCAGCTCGTTTAAGTTTATATTTTGCTAATAATCCTTTATGGATAGAGATTGACGATGATTGGATCTTACCAACTAATATAAATCAATTTCCAAGGCGAAATAGAAATTTAGAAGAAACGGACGAAGACGATCTCAGTGACTACGTCAAGTTTAGATTATGGTTAGCCAGACAACTGGCGCTGAGAAAGTATTACCAAACCCATTCTTAGGAATGGGTTTTTTATTGACCCCTGGTTATTACTGATATATAACATGTATTGATTTTCAAAGGAGGAATTATGAAATCAATTTTAGTTGCAATTCTTGCATCGTTGGCCCTAGTTGCCTGCGGCAAGAAAGAAGAAGTCAAACCTGTTGAGCCAGAATCTGCTGTTACCGTAACACCAGTACCGGCATCAGCTCCAGCAGCTTCTGAACCTGCCAAAGTAGAAGAAGCCAAGAAGTAAAGTAAAGGCCCGCTAGTCGGGCCTTTATTCTGGCAAAAAAATATCAAAAAACTATTGCAAATACTAAATAGAAAGCGCATAATAAGCTTTATGCGAAAGGCATACATTTTATACACAAGGCTAAAGGAGGCAAAATAAAATGGCAACACTAGCAGAAATCCGTGCCAAATTACAAGAGGCACAAAACAAGAGTAGCGGTACTTCAACTAGTACCGGCGACAACGCAATTTATCCCCACTGGAACATGCAAGAAGGCAAGGAAGCGGTAATTCGCTTGCTGCCAGACGGCGACTCAAAGAACACTTTCTTTTGGGTTGAACGTGCAATGATCAAACTTCCCTTTGCGGGATTGAAGGATCAAGCAGGTTCTGGCCCTGTTCAGGTACAGGTTCCCTGCGTTGAAATGTACAACGATGGTTCAGTATGCCCGATCCTGTCAGAGGTTCGCGGGTGGTTCAAAGACAAGAGTCTTGAAGAAATGGGCCGTAAGTATTGGAAGAAGCGTTCATACATCTTCCAAGGTTTCGTTGTAGAAGATCCTCTCAAAGAGGAAAAGACCCCCGAGAATCCAATTCGTAGATTCATCATTGGTCCTCAGATTTATCAAATCATTCGTTCAGCTCTAATGGACCCAGAGTTGGAAGAACTGCCAACAGATTTTCTGCGTGGTGTTGACTTCCGCATTGCCAAGACCAGTAAAGGAGGCTTTGCTGACTATTCTACTTCTAAGTGGAGTCGTCGTGAACGTTCTCTAACTGACGTTGAAAAGGCAGCTATTGATCAGTTCGGCTTATTCAATCTTTCCGACTTCTTGCCTAAGAAGCCAACTGATGTTGAGCTCAAGGTCATGAAGGAAATGTTTGAAGCTTCTGTTGATGGCGAAGCTTATGACATGGACCGCTGGGGTCAATATTTCAAACCTGCCGGTATGGGATCTGCTACTGGTGATCCGGTAAAGGCAGCATCTCGTCCTGTAGCCACACAAGTGGCAGAGGATGATGATCCTCCGTTTGAACCTGCTCCTAAGGTAGAAACTGCTGCTCCTAAGGCAGCACCTAGCACAGAAAGTGCTAGCCGTGCGCAAGACATTCTTGCCAAGATTAGAGCTCGTCAAGGTCAGTAAACATAAACAAGAGTACGGGAACAATCCCGTACTCTTTTCTTTTTGAGAATAATTATGGATCCAGTAAAACGATATATGGACATCGTATCCGAAGCTATGAGCATTGATGACGATTGGTTCAAGGACGGATCGTTCAAGGCATATAAAACACCAGACAAACGAGAACCTTTTGAAGTGGCCAAAGATTCTGGCACTATCGACACTTTAGAAGGTCCTGTGACCTATTCTAAGGGTGATTACATCATGACAGGACCTAAAGGTGAACAGTACCCCATTTCTCCAAAGACATTCAGCGATCTAAAAGTAGATAACGGCGATGGTACAGCTAGTCCCAAAAAGGTTATCAAGTTTGTTAAGATGGCCGACCATGATGGTTATGTAATTCTATCTTATAATGGATCTAAACTAAATTATTCCAAAGGTGAGGACTATATCGTTCGTCACGGTCCTAATGATTATGGGGTTGTGAAAAAAGATATTTTCAAGCAAACTTATACAACAGAGGAATAATAATGGCAAAGGCAATTAAAATTAACGAAAACTTTTCTCTCAACTTCAGTAGCAGAGAAGCCGACAGTGGTGATACTGTTATGGATTGTAATATTAATTTTGACAATCCTAAAGATGATAGTACAATTATTCATAGACTGAATACATGGCTCAATGCCATCGGTCGTTCGGATATTGTGGTCGCCCCAAAAGAATATCCCAAGGGAGTAAAATAATATGGCAAAAGCATTTGATATTAGTAAATTTAGAAAAAGTTTAACAAAAAGCATCGAAGGATTAGGCGTTGGTTTTAATGATCCTACTGATTGGGTGCCGACAGGCAACTATGCTTTAAATTATCTTATCAGCGGAGACTTTAACAAGGGTGTACCGCTGGGCAAAGTTACAGTATTTGCAGGTGAATCCGGTGCCGGTAAGAGTTTTATCTGTTCTGGTAACTTAGTTCGTAATGCACAACAACAAGGCATTTATGTAGTGCTTGTAGATACAGAAAATGCTCTGGACAAAGAATGGTTAGAAGCACTGGGTGTAGATACATCAGAGGATAAACTCCTTAAACTCAATATGGCAATGATCGACGACGTTGCTAAAACTGTCAACGAGTTTATGAAGGAATACAAAGCAATGGCTGAAACAGATCGCCCTAAGGTATTATTTGTATTAGATAGTCTCGGTATGATGTTAACTCCCACTGATGTAAATCAATTTGAGGCAGGTGATTTAAAAGGTGATATGGGTCGTAAACCAAAGGCGCTTACAGCGTTAGTGCGTAACTGTGTTAATATGTTTGGCAGTTACAATGTTGGCTTGGTGGCCACTAATCATACATACGCTAGCCAAGACATGTTTGATCCAGACGATAAAATCTCAGGCGGACAAGGGTTCATTTACGCATCTTCTATCGTAGTTGCCATGAAAAAGCTCAAGCTCAAGGAAGATGAGGATGGTAATAAAATTTCAGAGGTACGAGGTATTCGTGCTGCCTGTAAAGTTATGAAGACTCGTTATGCCAAACCTTTTGAATCGGTTCAGATTAAAATTCCTTACGAAACAGGTATGAATCCTTATAGCGGTCTTGTTGATCTTGCAGAAGGCAAAGGCATGCTGGTAAAGGATGGTAATCGCTTGAGTTACACAACTTCAGACGGCGAAATTATTAAACTATATCGTAAAGAATGGGAACGTAACGAACAAGGTAGTTTAGATAAACTCATGGAAGATATTGCCGCCAATGGCGAAAAAACCGTTTCCGAGATAACTAATACAGTTAGCACCGAAACGGAGGGAGCGGAATGAAAGAAGATTTGATTGCAGATATTTGGACCCTAGTTGTAGAACACATTCCTGAGAAATATCGTAAGGATGTAGCTTCGGACTTTATTAATACTTTAATGGATTACGGTATTAAAGAAAGTGTGCTCGAAGGTCTTCAAGGTGTGGATCCTTATCTAGATACAGCTATCGAATATGTAATCGACGGTGAAGATTTAGAAGAGGATACAGACGAAGATTACGATTACAACGAAGATGAGGAATAAATGAATTGGTACGATCGGGTTTCAAAGGATATTTCGGCTATACCTGATGCTGCGGCATATTACGAATCAGAATTAATTGCCGCAAAACAAGATACTCGAATTGCAGGTAATATTGAAAAGGCATCAGCATCGATGCCAGGTATTGTTGAAAACCGATTTAACCAATTACAGGAAATTGAAGCGATCCTAGAATACTTGAATATTGAATTGCGTAGATTACGAAGTCAACATTTTCGTAAGTATCTTGAAAATTATCAACGAGCTTTGTCCTCTAGAGACTGTGAAAAGTTTGTAGAGGGTGAAGCCGACGTTGTAGATTTTGAAAAAATCATCAATGATTTTGCTCTGCTACGAAATAAATGGTTAGGTATAGTCAAAGCATTAGATCAAAAACAATGGCATCTTAGTAATATTGTTAAACTAAGAGTTGCCGGATTAGAAGACGCCACTCTTTAATTTAGGCTATAATATGCCCATATAAATAAGACTATGAAAATAGTCTTAGTAACAGGTGGGTTTGATCCCTTACATTCTGGTCACATTGCTTATTTCAAAGCAGCCAGACAACTAGGTAATTTATTAGTTGTGGGCATCAATAGTGACAACTGGCTTATACGCAAAAAAGGCAAATTTTTTATGCCCGCCGTCGAACGTAAAGCCATTATTGAAAACATTTACCAAGTACACAAGGTAATAGAATTTAACGACGACGACAATAGTGCCATCGACGCTATTAATCAAGTAAAAAAAATGTTTCCTAGAGATCAAATTGTTTTTGCCAATGGCGGCGACAGAAACAAAGATAACATACCCGAAATGATTGTTGAAGATGTGGAATTTGTCTTTGGTGTTGGGGGAGAAGATAAAAAGAACTCGAGTAGTTGGATATTAGAAGAATGGAAAGCACCTAAAGTTGACCGACCATGGGGGCATTATCGTGTAATTTACCAAAGTGGGGATAATACTAAAGTTAAAGAATTAGTTGTGAATCCAGGGAAGAGTTTGTCTATGCAACGTCACTCGGAAAGGGCAGAACATTGGTTTGTTGCGGAAGGTAGAGCTACAGTCTATACTGTCAATGTAAAATCCGACTTTGAAGTTCAAGGAGTGTATGAACAATTTCAACACATACACATACTAAGAACTCAGTGGCACCAGTTAGCCAACGAAACTAATGAACCTCTAAAAATTGTAGAAATACAATACGGCAACAATTGTATAGAAGAGGATATAGAAAGAAAATGAAAGTTTTTGTTGGTTATGATATCAGAGAAGATATAGCATATCAAGTATGCGAATATAGTATTAAAAAATATAACGATGAAATAGAAGTCATTCCTTTAAGACAGCGTGATCTAAGAGATGCAGGGACTTATACTCGTGCTATTGATCCTTTAAGCTCAACAGAATTCACCTTTACTAGATTTCTAGTACCATATCTTTCAGATTATAAAGGTTGGGCGGTTTTTATAGACTGTGATTTTGTTTTTACAGACGACATTAAAAAATTATTTGATCTAGCTGATCCAAAATATGCTGTAATGGTTGTTAAACATGATTACACTCCTGGAGAAGGATTAAAAATGGATGGATGTAAACAAATACCTTATCCTAGAAAAAATTGGAGTTCATCTATATTATGGAATTGTGCCCATCCTTCTAACAAAGTTATTACCCCAGAAATTGTTAATACACAAACAGGCCAATACCTACATAGATTTCAGTGGTTAAATGATGAAGAAATTGGTGAATTACCTCCTGCATGGAACTGGTTGGCAGGTTGGTACAACGAACCGCAAGACGGGACTCCTAAAGCTATCCATTACACAGAAGGCGGACCATGGTTCAAAGAATACCGTAGATGTCCTTATCATAAAGTTTGGAAGCAACATCTACGAGAAATGTTAAAATGATTTTTTTAAGTAAAGACGGCAACGACGAATATATTAACATGTTTGCACAGGGATGCAAAACAAGAATAACTTCCACCTTAGATTTTATATACGATCAAAGCAACGAACCGTTGGTATTAAGAGGTATCCTAAAGAAAAAATGGATTAAACAATGTTGGAATGATAATAGAACTTTTTACTACATGGATAATGGATATTTTGGAAACGAAAGAACTAATAATAATCCTAATGGTTGGAAATACTGGCATAGAATAGTTAAGAATGATTTACAGCATAGCGAAATAATTAAAAGAAAAGATGATCGATTCAAAATATTCAATAAAAAAATTCATCCGTGGAAAAAGGATGGTAAGAAAATTTTAGTAGCAAAACCAGATGATAAACCTATGAGATTTTATGATCTCGAGTTAGAGAAATGGTTGACCGATACCGTTGAAGAAATTAAGAAACACACAGATAGACCTGTGGTTATTAGAGACAGAGCTGCTAAAAGAATAGATAGGATAGCCACCAACACCTTACAGGAAGCCTTAGACGACGATGTATTTGCATTAGTTACATTTAATAGTGTAGCAGCTACTGAAGCTATTTTTTATGGTATCCCTGCCTTTACTCTTGCCCCCTCAAACGCAGCTAGCCCTGTTAGTTTACAAGACCTTTCAAAAATAAATCAACCCTATTATGCCGATCAAGATAAGAGATATTCGTGGGCCTGCCATTTAGCCTACGGACAATTTCATATATCTGAACTTAAAAACGGTAAGGCAATGGAGATATTATTAAATGAGTGATTTTGATCAAGAAGAAAAAGTTGAAGAAATGTTTCTAAATTCAACTCCTAAAAAAAATATTTCAGTTTACAGAGGAGTGGCTAAAAGAAAACATATACATAGGCACTGGAATGAAAAATCAGATTTTTACTATGTAGATACTGGATATTTTGGTAATTTTAAAAGTCCAGGAAATCCAAATGGCAAAAAACTTTTTCATAGAATAGTTAAAAATGATCTACAAAAACATTGGATTGAAGATTACCCAGAAGATAGATGGAACACATTATGCGAAATGGATCCCCGTCTTCAGTGGAAGGGGTGGAAAAAGAAAGGTAAGAAAATTCTTGTCATTGTACCTAATAGAAAGTCTTGTGTATTCTATGGTCACGACATGGAACCATACGACCAAGGGAAAAGGCCATGGTTAGATAATACTATTGATCAAATTAAAAATTTGACCGATATGGAAGTAGTAATTAGAGAAAAAGGAAGTAGATCTGCTAGACACGAGTATTCAATTTTTGATGCTTTAGATGATGATATTTTCGCAACTGTAGCATTTAATAGCATAGCGGCTTTGGAATCTGTTGTATACGGTGTGCCGGCTTTTGTATCAGTACCGTGTGCTGCATCGCCATTAGCATCAAATAATCTATCTCAGTTGACTAATCCTTTTTATCCAAAGGAGTCGCTCATTAAAAAACATTGTGCATCGTTGGCCTACGGACAATTCACTTACGAAGAAATAACAGACGGTACAGCTTGGAGACTTTTAAATAATGAAGTTACTGGTAAACGATAAAGAACTAGCGTATTTCTTAATGTCTTTAATTGATATTAAAGATCATTGCAAACATATTCAAATTAACGAATCAAATGATTCACATGC